TTTGCTTGTACAAATACTTGCGAAGTGGCTGTTATACTAACTAGTGGAGCATTAAGTCCATTGTTACCATCAGTTACTACTGGAATTATTTGACTATCTAGTAGTACAGTAAATCCGCCTGCTTGATATAGTTCTACTTTTACACTACTTATACCTGCAGTAGGTGTATGTGTATATGTGGACTCATTTGATCCAACAGTAGCATAGAGTAGAGAAGCACCCTCGTATACTTTAAATCTACCAGCATAGGCTTGAGGTGCCCCAGTACCTGTAGCAGAGTACGCATTTAGTACTAGCGTAGTAGGATTATATGTACCACTTGAATTCTTTTGTATAGCTGCAGCACTAACTGTTAACCAATAAGCCGTGGCGTCAGCACCTGCCTTACTAGGGCTAATACTAACATCTCTAGATATTACTATATTAGTACCTACTGATGTTTTTATATAGGCTGTTATTCTATATACAGTAGCTTGAGTTAATGTACCACTCCAAGCACTTAAAGTAACTGTTGTTGTTCCAGATAGTGTAGGTTCAGTTAGAGTATCGCCACTAATAGCAGTTATATCTAAAACATACTGTCCATTAGTTCCTGGGGTAGTAACACTCTGAGTAGTAGAACTTAAAGTTAGTAGAGTAGTACCTTCATATACCTGTAACTGCCCACCACTGCCAGCCCAAGTAGCTACTCCGGCAGTAGTTAGTGGCACAGTTAAACTATCGTTAGTATAAGTAACAGTAGTACTAGTAGTACCATCAATTGATTTATTAACACTTAAAACTTTATCTATTGAACTGCTACCTATAGTTGCTCTATAAGTAGCAGTAGCAGAATTAGAAGAAACAGCGGTTACACTAATAACTCCACTAGAAGCATCTATGGTACTTGTCATCCCTGTTTCGGACACTTTACTAAAAGTTACCCCGGAACTAAGAATTGTAGTACCCTTAGCAACTATCATAGTACTAGTTACTGGTAGTTGTCCTGCTGGAGCAATAGTTCCGCTACTGTTACAACTTAAAGTTTGATTTTCATTTGTTAGGAGTGCATTTAAGCTATCAGTACCATCTTTTACAGAAAGTACAGTTATTTGATCAAATACTGATACTCCTGTTGCGGTAACTGTACACTTATATACTTTAGGTGCAGTAGTAAAACTATTTACATTTAAAGTACTAGTACTAGCTAGTGATGAGCCAAAAGTTACGCCATTATCTGTAGATAAATACCAATTATATGTTGGGCTGGTTATATTAACAGTAGTTGCAGTTAGTGTACTTGTAGATGGACTAACTGAATTATCTTTTGCTTGTACAAATACTTGCGAAGTGGCTGTTATACTAACTAGTGGAGCATTAAGTCCATTGCTACCATCAGTTACTACTGGAATTATTTGACTATCTAGTAGTACAGTTGTTCCGCCTGCTTGATACAGTTCTATTTTTACACTACTTATACCTGCAGTAGGTGTATGTGTATATGTGGACTCATTTGACCCAACAGTAGCATATAGTAGTGAGGCACCCTCATATACTTTAAAGTACCCAGCATAGGCTTGAGGTGCTCCAGTACCTGTAGCAGAGTACGCATTTAGTACTAGCGTAGTAGGATTATATGTACCACTTGAATTCTTTTGTATAGCTGCAGCACTAACTGTTAACCAATAAGCAGTAGCATTTGTACCATCTATACCATTTTTTACATAGGTAATAGTTACATCTCTGGACACTGCTAAGTTTACACCTGCTAATGTTTTTACATAAGCAGTTATTCTATATGTACTACTTTGAGTAATTGTTCCTGACCAGTCAGAGATGGTAACTGAAGTTGTACCACTATATGTAGGTTCAGTTAGGGTATCACCACTACGCTTATTAATATCTAATATGAATTGTCCCGCTGTACTAGGATAACTACTGGACTGTGAAGTACTAGCTAATGTTAAGGCAGTAGCTCCATCATATACTTGTAAAACGCCACCTGAGCCTGTCCAAGTAGCAATACCACTAATAGCACTTACTGGTACAGTTAAGCTATCATTACTATAGATAACGGTTACTGAACTAGCACCTGTTTTAGATCTAGATATATTATATACTTTATCAATAGTAATTGAGCCATAGACAGCTCTTAAAGTAGCACTTGCAGTATCTGAAGTTAAATTGCTTACGGTATATACACCGGTACTAGCAATACTTACAGTAACTCCGCTAAATGAGACTACACTATAGGTTACACTTGCATCACCTGTTTTATTTGTTAAGCCGTCATATACATAGAAGGTTCCGCCAACATTAGTGTAGTCTGCTCCGGTACCGTCATTAGCAGTTGATACTCCTGCAGATTCATTTGATAAGAATCCAGTAATAGAGTCTTTACCTGGTTTGATACCCATCATGGATAGGGTATCACTAGCAATAACTGTACCTATGGAGCTACCATCACGTACATCTACACGTATTTGTTCAGGCATTGAGCTGTAAGCTGCCTGTGGGGTATAGGTATATGTACTAGTAGTACTAGTTTGTTGAGTAGTCCATGAACTACCTGTCCACTTTAAAAACTCGTAATATCCAGTACCACTAAGATTTTGTGCAGTAGCAGTTAGTAGGGAGGTAGAAGGTGAGGGCGTAATTCCGCCATCAGTATAGGCAAATGCTTGATTACCTGTTGTTAAGGAAACAGTTTTTCCGCTTGTTCCAGCTGCGCCAACGCCAGCTTTTGTAATTGTTTGTATTTTTACAAATGTAGTGGCTACACTATCAACATCTCTAGCTATAATAGTGTAGGTTACTGTACCAATAGTAGTACTTCCAGCAGTCATACCAGATAGATCACCAAATCTTCTAGTATCATTAGTTACACTAGTTGTTGCAGTTGTTGCAGATCCTGCTGTTATGTTACTACTTGTAACAGAAACATCAAATGTATTAGCTCCAGTTCCATAAGGAATATATACTCCGTTGATACTCACACGAATATCAGTTCCTGAGGAGGTATATGTTACTACATCAGCAGAACTAGTAGGTAGTACTATACTATCTCTAGTTAGGGAGACTACTGGGCTGCTGTTTGTGGTTTTATTATAGTTAATAGTATAGTAGACAATTTTTGTAGGCCAATTAGTTTGACTAATTGTGCATCTATACTGTATTGACGTACCAGTACCTACAGCATTTTTAAAATCTGTATTCGTAATACCCAGTGAATTACTTGTATTATTTAAATTAATCCAAGTAGTTGCTGCATTATTAACCGCATATTCCCATACATATGTAGGTGCAGTATACCCACTATATCCTAAATTAAGGCTTATGTTAGAGGGAGTTATATCTGCAGAATTATTACCTTTAAGGAAATAGTTCTGAGTTGCAGTAATATCTGCGCTGGGGTCAATAAATCTGGCACTAGCCCCTTGTAGGGTGCTATCAATATCATTAACAATTGTAGCCATTAAACTATTACCTCTACGTTAATAGTAGCCTCCAACCAGTTAGGTGTTAAGGAGACTACTTGTCCAGTTACTCCAGAGGTTAAACCAAATCTAGAGTTTACTAGTGTTACTTGCTGCCCTAGTTTTAAGGACAGTAGTTTAGCAGTGCCTACAAAAGAATATATTGTTCTTGGTACTTTATAGTAATTATTAAGTCTAGCCGCTTCTGCATTCGCATCAGTAGAAGTTAATAATAAAGTATCCTTTTGTACAGCATCTGCACTTAATTTATATGTTGCTTTAATTGTGCTATCTAAGGCAGATTTAGTTATATAGTCTGCTGCAAAATAAGCTTTATGTTCTGGAAATATAGCAGTTACTAAATTATTTTGTACTGTCCAATTTTTACAGTATCCTATTTTAGTAGTAGGAACAACCTCAGTTCTAGTATTAATATTTAAACTCTGAAATAGGATATCAGTATCTGCAATAGTTACAGTACTATCCGAGGTAGGGGATCCAATACGTAAAATCTGCAATTTACCAGTACGAGTCATAAATAGTTGTGCACCTATACTATTTGCAATCTCCTGACATACAGAGATAACTGTTGCTGAGTCTGAGACAATAATGCCTACTGGTTGAGTATTGGCCGTGGCAAATGCACTTAAATTTGTTAGGTCTAGTTCAGAGGCGGATAATTTATCAACACCGTACTGGGTAACAATTAAGGCAACTAAGTTAGCAATATTATTACTATAAGTGCCAGATACTAAATCACCTGTACTTAAGTTAATAGAGTTCTTTATTCCTTGAACGCTTGCAGTTAGGGCTCCTGCTAGTGGTTTATTGAGTACTACTTTTCCATTTGTTAAGTCAGGTACAGCCCCACTAGTAAGTGTGCTATTATAGATTGGAGCACCGTTATCTCGTAACTCTATTAAACTCTCAGTATTGCCATCATTTAGTAAGTACTCAGGTCTTCCAAAGGTTGCATCACTTGATACTGTTACACCACTAAGTGCACCTATTGTTGTTACTACGGCACTACCGCCTAGACTAGTAGACAGGGTAAAAGTAGTTGAACTATTAGTGGCGGTTATGTAATAATTTGTTGGACTAGTGTATCCTGAAATTGTAGCGCCTAGGGCTTTAACTGTAGCTGCGGATAAGACTCCTGCAGTAGTTGTAATTGCTGAACCGCCTAGGGTAGCAGATAGGGTAAAAGTAGTTGATCCATTAGTACTTATAATATAGTAGGTAGTAGGATTTGAATACCCAGTTATAGTTACGCCATAAGGTGAACCACTAATTGTAACTCTTTGTCCTACTTGTAGTAGGGTCGAGGAAGCACTTGCTAGGGTAAATGCTCCGCCCACGGCTACAGTAATATCTCCGTATAAAGTAGTATCAGTAATAGTTCCAGTAATTTTTACTAATTGTCCAACGGCCAAGTTAGTAGATGAGCAGGTAAACGTACCCGAAATACTTGTAGCTATTAAACTAGAAGCTTTTGCAGGGCTAATTAAAATAGGGCTAATATTAAATACTTCGCCAAATATTAAAGGCTTTATAGTATCCTGATTAGTCTGACCAGCAGACCAAGTACCATAAGTGCCAATTTTATTAGAGGTAATAGGAACATTAAGTCTATTTAATTTATCTCTGACTTTAATATTTACTTTATCTCTAGCCTTTGAATCAATGTCTGCAATAACACCATCAAATATTTTCTGAAACTTACTGTGAACATCGGATAAATTAGCACACTGCCAAAATGGGTCGCCTATATACGCTTGTATATATCTATTTACCCAGATATACTTTGTACTATCTAACCAAGAATCTAATTCACCATTTAAGTTATCTAATTCAATGTCACCAAATGACATTGTCGGTGCTCCATCAACGGGTAAAGTTTCAGTAAAATTGATACCGCCAGCAATTATAGGAGAGTAACTTACGGAGGCATCCGTAGTTATAAAACCAATGTTGGATAAGTACAGCGTTTTCTCAGCTGCAGCTACCACATCATAAACTGTGACTTCAACCAATATACCAAAAATAGAGGTTGGGTCTTCCAGCCAAGCTTGTGAATATTGAGTATATGCCATTTTCATCCTTACAAAACAATTGTACCATTATATCAAAATAAGCAGTAAAGGTCAAGTATAAAATTTAGATAGCACAAAGCCCCTGTTACGGGGCTTTGTTAGTTAGGCTATTTTTACTGCTGAGCGATCTTTCCATGATGCGTTGATCGTAGCATTCTCTGTTGCTGCTGCAACTCTTGTAGAGGCTTTGCTGTTTGCGTCGTATGTTGAGGCGATTAAGTGTCCTGTTTGTTCGTGCTGATCTTCACGGAGTTTTGCTACCTCCTCACGTAGGGCTTTGATTTCTGCAACTAACTCCTTATTATTAAATAAGTCTTTAGTATCACCATTAGAATAAATTCTTGCGGGTCTTTGGAAATCTGCTAATTCTGGGCCTTGCTCTCCTACTAAACTCATTCCAGAGGCTATACCGCCTGCAGCAAATGGTTGTATTTGTAACTCGTCCCAGTTAAAAGCTTTTGCTCCATCAAATGCATTAGGTTTTATATTGTGTGATACAAATCCTTCGGTTAAGTAAGTGTGGGCATCTTCTACTGTAATCTTAACAACTGCTCCAAAATCATGGAAATTAGTTGATTTTACCGTAATAAATCCACTTGGTGTAACTACTTTATCTCCAACCTGTAGTTTATCTATTTGAACCCAACCATAGTCTGTTAAAATTCTATGGTCAAATGTTCCTACAAACTCTGTACCTTCTTGGAAGACTACTTTCCAACGTGTATCCTCACTCATAGATACGTGCGTTACTGTAAAGTTACCCCATTCACCAGTAATTTCATGACAAGTATAAACTTGCATACCTGGTTTAACGTCGCCTGCCTGAATTAAGGAACCGTCAGCTAGTGTAATATTAATCCAAGGGGCGGGGCAGGCTCTATCGTCTCCTGCACTGCCGCCAAATGCATCATAACCACCAGTTCCATCTCCTATACCTCTATCAACACTATCTAAAGCTGAGCGAACAGCACCGATATACTCATAAGGTCCACCTTTAGTACTTGTACTACTTGTATCAGTAATAGCAGTTGTTGCAGTAGTACTTGTATCAGTAATAGCAGTTACCGCAGTAGTACCTGTATCAGTGATAACAGCTGCTGCAGTAGTACCTGTATCAGTGATAACAACTGCTGCAGTAGCACTTGTATCCGTTATAGCAGCTGCTGCAGTAGTACCTGTATCAGTAATAATAGATGTTGCAGTAGTAACAGCACTAGTAATTGTACTTAGTACTGTATTAATACCTCCACCAATTGTACTAACAATAGTATCAACAATACCAGTACCTGTTGTTGTACCTGTAACAGTACTAGTAATAGTACTTAGTACTGTATTAATACCTCCACCAATTGTACTAATAATACTATCGGCAATACCAGTACCTGTTGTTGTACTTGTAACAGCACTAGTAATAGTATCTATTACTGTAGTGATGCCGGTTCCAATAGTAGTTACAATACTATCAACAATACTACTTGTTGTACCACTTGTACCAGTTGTACTACCTGTAGCTATAGTACTTGTATTTACTAAACCAGTATTAACTGCAGTAGTTAAAGTATCTGTAAGAGCTGTTCCTGCTGTAGTAACTGCTGTTCCTACTGTAGTAACTGCTGTTCCTGCTGTAATAACTGCTGTTCCTGCTGTAGTTAGTGTAGTAGTAGCTGTACTAGCAGCTGTAGTAACTGCGGTACTAGCAGTTACAACTGCTGTACTAGTATCTGTAAGTGCAGTAAGGGATGTATTAATAATTTTAGCTGTATCTGCCGCAAATGAACCTAAATTATTTGCTTTAGCCCAAGCTAATACTTCATCTTTAGTAATTGATAGGAAGTCTGCTACTTGTTGTGAACTATAACCACGAGAGTTTATTTCATTAAATGTACCTGCGGCATCCTTAGTCATACCATCACGTATTGCATCTTTTATATAACTTGCTGTTGAGTCAGCAGTTAGATGATGAATAGGTAAATAGGTTTGTAAAGTTGATTTTAGGGTATCTGCTGTTAAGGCTTTTGTATCTAATTTATTAGTCCAATAATCAAGTCCTTCTTTTTCAGCAACTCTATTAAATAGTGATTTATATAAATCATTTACAATTTTTTCATTACTAGTGTACATTTTACCAGTATCTGCATGTACATCACCAACTGCTGCAGCTGTTACAGTTTTAGCGCTAGCATCGGTTAACATTTTCATTAGTTCTGCAGTAGATTTAGTATTAAGGTCAATTTTAGCTAGGGAAGTATTACCTGTTTCAACTGCAGCTAATTGCACTTCAGCATCAGTTTTTGCCAAAGTTAACTTATCTACTGTAGTCTTTAGGTAATCAGTAGCATTAGCAAAATCTTGACTATACTGCCCTGAACTAGCATAAAGAGTCTTAGAGGCATCTAGGAAACTTGTTGTTGCTGCGGGTAGTTTAGATAAGGCTGCATCTCTTGCTGCTATAGAGGCATCATCAGTACCTGTGGTTGCAATCGCTTGTTTTAAGGCATCTAATTGTGCTTTGGCTTCCGCATATTTCTCTCCTGGGGTGAGAGTACTTTGCGCACCTAGTAGCAGTTGATCTTTTGCTGAATTTAAGCTTGTAATGAACCCTTTTAGGTTAGTAATATTTGTTTTTAACTTATTACTTAGGGTATCTCTAATTTTTGCTTCATCTTCTAAGGCATAGATATATAGTTGTGTTGGACGTAGTCTTTCATCCATAGCATCTAATTCTTTTTGACGAGTAAGAGCTAAGGCAGCTTCAGAATTATTTAGTAAGTCATAGATTTTAATTTGCTGATCTAGTTTAGCTAAAGCTAAGTCTAAATCTGATAGAGTTTTAGTACCAGCATTCATTAAATCGAATAAATTACTCATTCCATCACTTAAATTTAATACTTTACCTAATAAGTCTCCGGAACTTTCTCCAGAAGCCATTAAACCTTTAACCAAATTTGTAAATTCTTGAGCAGTTTTAGGAGTAGTTAACCCTAGTCTCTTAAACTGAATATCTACTTTTGCTTGTTCTATTGTTAATTTTTCGGAACTACTAAGGAACTTATCTTCAAAAGTTGCTAAAGAAGTACTTAAGGCAGATAATCCACCGGCCCCATTTATTAAATTTTCGTTTAATGTTTTAACACTATATCCCATAGAGGTAAAAGTTGCCTCTATATTTTTTAATGTAACATAATAGGTAGCAATTTCATCTTCTGTGGCAGTTAATGGTAAGTCTTTAATGATAGTTGCAATATTAGATAAACTTTTTGCATATGTATCTATAGGGTATGTAAACAGTGTTACCTTACCTGCAAGATCAATAAATCTATAAGTTACTGAACCTATACCTTTTACCCATGTTTCTGCTTGAACAATACTTTCTCTAGTTATTGCCGCAGCACTAACTAATCTAGTATCTTCTATCTGACTAAATTTAACCGTTGCTATACCTAATTGATTTGTTATATAGGTTGCTTTTTCCTGTGCACTTGCTAGTCTTAGATAAGCTGTATAAGCGGTTTCCCCTGCTTGTGTATAGTTATCAATACTAGGCATTAATTTTCTAGCAAAGGAGTCTGCTGCATCACCAATTGCACCTTGTAGCCTTGTTAGCTTTTCAGCATCTGTTCCGCTAGACAAATCTATATCTGTAAGACTAATTTTAAAGTCACTAAGTCCTGTTGTACTTACATCTAATAGTGAGGATGCCGCAGTTAAAGATTTTTGTATATTACCATAAACTGCTTGTAGGGCTTTGACAAATCTTTCATCTGCGGGAGATAGTACGTGGGCTACTGAATCACTTGCAGTTTCTCCTGTTCCTGTTAATCTTTGCCAAAGGTTAGGTTCATTGACTGTATGTACTAACACATCAGTAAATTTTTCTACTTGTAGATTAGATGCAGCCATACCCAAGGTTTGATCTTTTATTTCGGCTCCGAATCCAGCTACTGACTGAAATGCAATACTACTACCGGCTATCCAATTTTGAACTGCTGGCATTGACCCTAATAATAAACCTACAACAGCACCAATAGCTGTTCCAATTCCTGGTACAACTGATCCAAGTTCTGCAAAAGTAGTTGCTAATGAACTAGCTCCTATAGCTGCAGTAGTAGCAGATGTTGCAAGTTGAACACCGACTTCACCTGCTATGCCACTAAGCCCTGCTAAACTAGCCCCCAATGTAACAGCACCATTTATAAGTGTGGTTGTAACAGCCCCAACTCCTGCAGTAAATCCAACACTACCTAATACAGCCCCTGCTACTGATCCAGCTATACCACTAGGTCCACCTAGTTGTCCTTGATATACGCCATTTGCATTCATCATGGAACCACCATTGGCTCCTTGAATACCTATGCCAATATTTTGTATATGAGAATCAATAGATTTTAAATATACAGCCATCAAAGATGTAAGTTGTAACTGAGGTGTAGCTGCTGCTGATAATATATCTAGAGCTTTTGTTAAACCAGTATTCGCTGCTGATGAATCACCTGCAACCCCTCCAGTACCAGTTGAATAATTTTGTTGTTTCTTATAGTCATCGTAACTAAATGGTGCAGACCCTGCACCACTTCCTGCACCTCCCAAGAACATACCTATTGCGGCTGCTGCGGCTGGGGGTCCAAAAGGTCCAAGAACATCCATAAAACTAGCATAAATACCTGGTATATCAATACCTATACCTTCTAGTACATTAGAGGCTTTTAATGCTAAAGATTTTAATGAAGCTTCGGCTTCGGCTATTTGTTCTTCTTTAATGAAACCCATTTTAATAGCTGCTTCTTTACCTGCATTATATGTAGCTTCCAAATGATTTTTCTTTTCTAGCCCATTTAGAACTTTGTAGGCAATACTTCCTTCTTCAAACATTTTCTTAGATTCATTGAATACTTTTGCATCATCTCTTAGTTTTTCTTGTACTCTATTTTTTTCAAGTTTTTCCAGCTGTTTGGTAGCGTCTATAGCAGCTGTTAGAGCTTCTGCGTTAGCACCCTTTCTACTACCTGCTTCAATTAGTTGGTTATACTTAATTTTATTTCTAGAGTAATTATCTTCTGCATCTGCAACGGATTGTATTGCTTGTAAACTTTTACCTATTGCATCACCTACATTACCAAACAAAGCTGCCAAATTTTCAGTAGTGCTAACTAAACTTTGCATGTAATCTGACTGCTGTTTTAGGGCGTCATTTTCTTTAGCAATTTGTAAAGCGGTTTCACTAGTTATATCTCTTACCTGTTTCTTTCCATAGTAAGTATCAGAAATAATATCTAGTTGTTTTTGTAGGGGTTTTATAGCAGCTGTTTCATTTTCAAGATTTTGACGTCTTTGTTCTGCATAAGGATCTGTACGACCTTCGGCTAGATCTTTAGCATTAGGTACTGGGGGAAGAGCTTTTACTTTTTCATTATACTGATCTTTAAGATCATTTATATTTCGTTGTACTTTTTCACTATCTTGATTAAACTGTAATAAAGCACTTGCATTAGCCTGCTGAGCTGAAATAGATGCTTTAGCATGCTCGGATAAACTATTTAGTTGAACATATCCATTGACTCTGGCTTGTTCTGCTTCTAAAATATTAGTAGCTTGAAGTTGTTGTTGATCTAAAACTAGTTTTCTATATTCTTGTTCTTGTTTTAATTTAGCCAATCTAATATTCATTAGATCAACTCCATTTTGTAATAACTTATTTTCTTTTTCCGAATTAGTTAAAGTTCCGGATCTAATTAATCTTGTTTTTTCTAAAGCTATTTCTTCACTTATTTGCTGCTTTAATTTTTCATCACCAGTTAATTTTAGTTGTGCTTCAAGGGAAACTATTTTACCTTTTATAGCTTCTTGATCTTGATAACCTTTTTGTTCTATTAATATTACCTCATTAGTTTGTTTTTGTTTTACTAATGCTTCGCTTTGAGTATCAAGTATACTATTAGCTATATTTAACTTATCTGCCTGTAATTTTAAAGAGGCACTATCAAACTGGCTATTTTCTACACTTCGTAAATAAGATTCTTGTGCTAGGCTTCCCGCTGCTTTGGCTTGTTCTACTAGTACTTTTCCTCTAGCTTCTAAGGTTTTTATAGAAGCTTGATTTGCGGCATCACTAGAAGGTAGTAAAGCTGAACCAACTTTTCGTTGAAGCTGTATTTCAGGATCATTAGAATCAATACCTCTAGCTTTACCTGTAATAAGTGACGCTCTAGTTGCATCAGCAATACCAGAAGCTGGGCCTCTAATAATCTCTCGGGCTCTACCATAGGCTTCTACATCTATTTGCAATCTTTTTATTTTATCAGTATCTCTATCTCTGCCTGTTTTCTTCTCTTCATTAGCTAGAGTTTGTAAAGCATTATTCTCTTGTATAGCTAAAGTTAAAGCATTTTGAGCGATAGTATTATTATATGTTGCATCTATCTGTGCTTGCGTTATATCTCTTTCTCTTTCAGCTATACTAACATTTGCAAGCGCGGCTCTAGCTCCGGTTAACCCGGATGTTAAAGCTTTATCAATATCAACACCAATTTTAAGACCTACATTACCAAGAGCAACTTTTATGTATTCACTACCTCTTACAAAAGTATCAAATTGAATTTCTGATAACTTTTTAGCTGCTTCTGTTTCTAGGTCTCTTCTTTTACTTTCATTTTCATCTTTAAGTTTTTCTGATGCTACTAAATCTTGTCTAATTGTATCTGATTTTTTAGGAGCTTCAGGTGGGGGACCGCTGAAAGGGCCTCTAACATTAGACTCTAAGGCATTAACTACGAATTCTTTTAATTTATTTTGCCAACTATTTTCTTGTTTTTCAGCTTCTACTAATGCCTGTCTTAAATCATTAACTTTATTAATATTTTCCTGTATAGCAGATGCATTCTCTAAGAATCCATTTTTCATACCTACTAAACCTAAGGCTACATCAGGAGTTAGTAATGCTAATTTTGAAGTATCTTTTATAAAATTTATAAAAGTTATAGTAGCTTTATCCGCATTATCAGTAACAGATACTAAACTTGATGATAAGGTTAGCAAAGAGCTTCCCATTTTATACATGGGATCATTGTTCTGATTTGCTAAATTAAAATCTTGTGTAGCTTTTACTGCAGCATCTGCTGCTGCAGTATAATCTTTTATAGATGAATTAAAATTACCAAATTCGGTATTACTAGCCTGAATAGCTTTGGGTAAAAGTTTAAATGCTTCTGTTAATTGAGTAGGACTTAATTTACTCCAATCAATATTATGAATATCTAAATTAGGTATTTTTAGTACAGTTCCTATATTTTTAACAAATTTATCTTGTAACTCTGTATTATCTTTTAATAAATTAAAACTATCCTCAATAGCTGTACTTAAAGAGGTCTCCATTTGGCTAGCTATATCACCACCATAAAGTTTCTTAAAACTATCTGCAATTTGATCAACCCAGACCATTTTACTTGCAGCTTTTTCACCATCTTTTGTAACTTTGCCAATTGTTTCAGCTAAAGTATTAAATGCATTTGATTTTGCAGATATAGCAGATATACTAATTCTACTTAATGGATCCTCATTATCAGATAGTACTGCTAAAGTATTATGTACGGTTTTACTTGACTCTGAAAGACTATCTAAGGATTTACTAAATTTTTCTAATTCCTCTTTATTTCCACTAAATAGGTTGAAAAATATTTCCCATACTATATCAGCCGCAGCTATAATCATGCCTATTTCGCCAAGTTTACTAGCCCACCCTAGTAGGGTACTAAATCCATCCTTTGCAGCATTACCTATCATACCTATAGCACTCCCTACTCTTAGGGCAGCACCATCCATAAAATTTAATTTAGGTACTATTTCAGTTATTTCTGCTCCAAGAGGAGTAATACCTGTTTTAACAGTTATTGGAGCTTTTCTTGCTTCACCAATTAACTGATTACTTTTACGTATACCTGCTAGTAGTCCATCTCTAGCAGCTGTTTCTGCGGCAATATTTTTAATATTTTCTAAAGCATATTTTTTATTAGACTCAGCAGTTTTCTTTTGTAAAGTATTTACTAGTTCATTATTTTTTACGTCTTTTGCCATATGTTGATCTGTGGCAGCTTGCTCTACCTGATCAGCTTCTGTACGAAACTTATGCATTGTGTCTAAATGGTCAGATAATCTTTTACCTTCGGCTTGATTAGCTGCATCTGTAGTTTTTAGTAGAAAGTTAGATCGTTCTTTAATACTAGCCATTTCATCATTGCTAAGTCTAAAAGTATCTATACTTAATAAACCTGCAGTCTTTTTACCAATTATACCAGTATTAAAACTTGCGGCAGTCTGTTCTAGGTTTGATAACTCACCCAAAGATTTTTTCTTTTTAATGTATACTTCTCTAGCAGCAGCACCGTGTAAGGCATCGCGTTGACCAATTTCTGCTCTTAAATTTTCTAACATAGCATTAGATGCTTGTCTTTCAAACTCTGTTGCATCTTTCATCTTCTTAATGGTTTCGGTATAATTAAATCTTTGTTTCATCAACTCAGGAAGAGCCATACTTAGTAGAGCTTTTCCAACAGCAGCTACAGCTAATCCTAATAATAAGGTATTATGTGTAAGTACAGAAATTACTCCTGAAACAGGAGTATTAACTATAGATAAAAAAGACTGAGCTAAATTAGCTAAACTAGAAGATAGTTGAGTATATGGATTGGTATCTATTTTAATTGCACTAAATTTTTTCTCGCCTTCAGCTAATACGGCATTAGCCCATGCCTGTTGTTTTTCAAAAGTAGACAAACTAGCTACACTTTTACCTATTTGTTTAGCATAGGCTTCTTGTGCAGGAATTACTCGGGTCATAATACCCAATTCATCTAATAATTCTGGTTGTATTTTAACAACACCTTTTGTTAGACGATCCATGGAGTCGACCATATCTCTACCAAGTGCCAAAGACGCCTTTTTGGCAACATCAGTAATTCTCAGCATTTGATCTGCGCTTAGTCCTGCCGACGTGCCTAAAGCAGTAGCATTCATTGCATCTCGTAAAGATAGTGCACCATCAGTGGCTTCTACTAATTGTTTAGATAAGGAACCAAGTGATCTTCCACTTTGTGCTCCTAGTTGATCTAAGCCTTTAAGCATATTAGTGGTATCTGCGGCTTTGGATAGGGCACCAAATGCTGCACTTACAGCATATAAATTAGCTGCAAAAGTTGCATAGACGTGAACAAGCCCGCCCAAGCCTTGTGCTTCTGAGGCAAAGTCTCTTGCTCCTGCACCAGTACTTCCTGTTACAGCACGACTAAGATTAGTATTGCTAGCAGTATTATTCGGCCCACTAGCGGCAGCTGCAGCAACTGCTCTTGGTCTTGTTGGCGTTCTTGGTGCCACACCCTGAGAGGCGGCTACTTCTACCTGAGCTTGTGCTACTGCAATAGGTACTCTTACAGCTGGAGCTGCAGATAGTCGTGCAAAAATTGCTTCTAACTTTTCTGCTTTAGTAACTAAAGCGTCTATAGTACCGCCATCGCTAGCCTTAATGCCTATATTGATTTCATCTGCCATAGCTTTTCCTTATTCCATAAACGTAAAATTTTACGTCTTAATATTCACAGCCCCAATTATACCATTTACGGAAGTACAAGTCAATAAGTAAATTTTTTTCGCTTATAAAAAAACCCCTGTACTTTTCAGTACAGGGGTTCCTTATTTACTTTGCTTTGTAGCTTCGCGTTGTTCCGCTATAGCATTCTTTCTATGTAGATCAATCATGTTAATCAATTCAAACATAGTTCTTCTATCTTCGACCGGTACATCTAGTATATTGAATATATCTAGTATACCTGCGTAATTCTTACCCAGGTATATTCCATTAAATCCATCCCACTCATCTCTTAACTTATTATACATCTGTAAGGCTTCTTGAGCATCTACAGGTAGGTCGTTATAGTCAAGAGGAATCTCTGAGTCAATAGGCTCCGAGCCTAGGGACTCACACATCTCAAAATAGGCTTCTTTAGTCATTCCTAAGGAGCTATTCTGAAAGTAGGATTTTAGGATTTCGTTTAACTCGATGTACTGGTCTTCGTGAAATTTGATAGCTCAGTAACAGTTTCTGAGATAAATGCGTCGAAATTAGCAGATGACTGCATTAAAAATAGGGCATTATCTTGATCCCATGGTAGTTCTGATTCTAAGTCTTGCCCTGTTAGGTCTACTGGAGCAAGTTGCTCAAGATAACTAAGTTTAAGACCTTTCCAACCTTTAATACATGCATTTACATATAGTTGTAAGAATAGCTTATCATCAAGTTCATCAACTGGTTGACGATTCTTATAGGTTGTTTTTGTTGCCTTCTTACGAATACCTACTAGGGTTTCGCGCGAAAGAAATACTACGTTAACTTTAAATCCATTTAGTCCAGGATAGTCTACTTCGACTGTTTTGCTGGGTACTAGAAGAGTTTTTAACGAAAGAGCAGGAGCTGCATTTGACATTGATAATTATCCTATTTTTATAATATACTAAAAAGAGGTACCGGTGATCAAGCCGGTACCTATAAAATCACGATTAACCGTGATAGTAACGAACTTCTAGTTCGTTGGTGTTTTCGATATCAATACTTGAAGCATCATATGAGTGACCTTCGGCAGTAAAGTTGATAGTCGTCGACATAACTGCAGCAGAGTTAATCTGCGGAATCTGTAAGAACGCCATTGGTAATTCTAGTTCAACTCTAGTTGTAGCTGTAGATCCACCAACTGCTACGATTAATTGATACTGTGGCTCAATACCTGCTGAAGTAGCTGCTGCACTTAATAAGGTGCTTAACAGACCTGCAGTATTTGTTGTACCTGTGCGTAAGTAAGCAGTAACACTTCCACTAATAGCACGTGTACCTGTGAAATAACCAATTGGTAGATTAACAACACCTAGGTTAGCTGGGGTAACATAGGTAACATTATTGTTAATTGTTATTGATCCACCAGTTAAGGCTAGGTTATATACAGTTCCAGTTCCGTCAATACCGGCTTTTAAGCTAATAGTGCTTAACTTATTAGTAATAAAGTCAGCAGTAGTATTTTTATAAGTATAATTACCTACACTTGCTGATGTATCACTTCTAGTAATTCCATAAGGGCTTGTTATTGCAGGTATTAGTTGATATGCAAGTTGACGTAGGATTGTTCCCATACCAGTCCAAGCTACCATTGCAATGCCATCTAAACCAAAGTCAATTACAGCTTGATTCAAGCAGCAGTTATCAATAACATAGGTAATGCCATCAACTAACATAATCATACCAAATTTAACTAGTTGATTTTTATTACTTAGTGAGCTTGTAACTTCAGCATAGCTGCTGTTTGCGTTCCATGCAGTTCTTGTTAATTTAACGTCGGTCCAGTCAGCTGCTGTAGTACTTACACTAGCAGGGGCTGAAATCCAAGTAGCAGTAAATCCACCACTAGTACCAGCTGTTACACCCGTAATTTTGATTGCAGTGTTATGATCTGCAGTAACATGGCCTGTAACCATTAAGACTTCGCCAACAGTTAGTGATGCTGGAGTTGATGCTGGTCCAGCAACTGTCATATCTGTACTAAATGTAATAGTAGGAGCTGAATAGGACACGCTAAGTGGAGTAAGACTAGAACCAACTGATCCCGCTACTGTAAAGTCTATTGCAGTAGCATTAGCATCACCAATAGCTACAGAACCTAAAAGTGAGTTCCATAGGTGATATTCTTCAGCTTTAACAGTAGTTGCCTTATAAGGGCGAATATAGGTTGAGAACGAGAAGTCTGCTTGACCTAGACTTGTATTGAAAGAACGCTGTCCACGAACTGGTGTTCCACCAGCTTCGGAGATAGTGACAGTATCAGCATTTGAATTTTGACCAAAAGTAAATCCATCAAGAACTTGAATCTCTTGTGTATTACCGGTAGTAAAACCGCTAGCTGCTACTACACCTGTTGTAGCGCTTACATTAGTAGTGTAGAATACTCTACTATTTCTAACTAGATTAAATGTTGCCATTTTTCTATTCCTTTAATTTTATGTACTCATCGGCACATTACGAGATATTTATCTGTGTTTGCGCATTTGAAATACGATTTCTTATATAGCCTGTAGGCTACGCATACTTACATAATCTGATAACGAACCTGTAAGTTAATTTCTCCAACGGCATAAGGTTGTAATAAACCTTCGTCAGTTGTAATTGAAACAATTAATATTTCTGTTGTTTCATAGTTTTTTATGGCGTCATAGACTAGGGATCTATTAGAGTCTACTACACCTTCTATATCCTCTAGCAACTGTTCTAGTTGCATTTGGGCATCTTCACCACGTGCATAAACTTTTATGCTTACGTTTAAAAGGCCCCAAGCAAAACCGCCTGGTTCATACTGGCGCTGCTCCCCGCCTGGGCTCATATAAATACAGGGAAAGTCGTTGACTTCATCCCAAAATTTTAGTTTGGGGTAGGCATTACCGTAAACATTTGAAGGATAAGTAGTACCGTTTAATAGGGTTTTAAACTTATCTGCTAGGGCAGTAATTATTGATGTTCTACGACTCATAGTGCCTGTGCCCTTAGTTGATTACCTACCCTTGTTGCAGCAATTTCTCTGATTGATTGCGATATTAGCAGTTTAGGGTCTCTTGTTTTAGGATTTCCCTGTGCATATCCTGGTTCAAATGTTTGATAAGGATTTTTCATATAGCGATAAAAAGCCGTAATCATACCCTGTCTACTTTGACTTAAAGATTCTACATTTACTGAACCTGCAAATCTACCAGTACGATAATTTAGAATTCTTTTTTCAGTACCATCTCCCATATTAGCAGCAATCATACTTTGTAAATGGGTATTAATAAGTGACTGTAAGGAGGTTAGACTAACCTCTGATACTATAGGAGACGTCTTTCCCTTAGTTTTACTAGGGATTATACTTATACTACCGGTATTAGGTACACTAGCAGTAGTCTTAATAGGTTTGGAAGGAGTTTTTACTTTTTTAAGTTTTTCTACAATAGTAGTACCTGTTTGCTTAGATACGTATTTAGGTAAAAGTTTTTGTGTTTTACCTGAAAATGCAGCTACTAGTTTATCTCTAGCCATATCTACCAAACTTGGAGATGAGGTATCGGTTGCTATTTCTTTTACTAAAGGGTGATTTTTTAGAATACTTACTATATTCTTTACTGATATATCCTGCTTTAACTTATCACTAGATCCTCTTCCGCCGCTAGATAATCCTTCTTGCGGTGCCATACCTAAATTAATATCGCGTAATTGATCTTGAGTAAAACTTATTCCTATACGTACTACAGCACCATACGCCTTAGTTAAATCTTTATTAATAACTATTGAGTGCTTATAGTGTTCTGTTTCTTTAATATACTTCGGGTTCAAATCTTTTAACTGTTGGGCAGTAGGTTTACTAATATTTAATGTATTATATACTAATTTCGTGAAACCGGGACTTTGAAAAACTTCACGAGTAACTAATTCTCCGCCTTCAGTTTCTTCTTTGTATTTAACTGCTGAGTGACCAAAGTGTATAATATCGCCAATTGCACTTTTATTTGGATCAAATACTTGTGAAACTTTTATACTACTATTTAGTGAAGCTAATACTGAATCGTTAATATTTGAATTTATACTCGTTTTCATAGCTGAAAAGGATTTTCCAAAAAATACTAAATATTTATCAGGATTGGATAATCCAAACGATCCTGCATCTATTTGCAGTATACTTCTAATATTAAAGATACTAAATATACTTTGTCTAAATTTATAACCAAGTTCAAATACTTTAGTGCTTTTATCTTCCATAGTATATGAATTATTATTTAAGTAGTTTTCAGTACTTAATATAAACTGACTCATTAAAGTATTTAAATACTCTATTGGGTTACTTCCTTTAAAATTACCTTTTGGTAAATTACTATGAAAAGTTTTTAATCCATCACGTACATTTTTTCTAAGAGTTTTTAGTACACTATCTGTTAGTACTTGACTAGCTAATACTTGTATATTGCTGGAATTACTTCCCTTTATAGTAAAATACTTTTCTGGATTATTTACAATATCGTTAGATATTGTAATAGATATATTATCAATATCTATTACATGAATATTTGGCATTAAACTATCATAAATATCTCTAAAATCTGTAGTAATTTTATTAAAAGTTTTATCTAATTCTACTGAAGTATTAAGTTCTCTCTTAGATACTTCTACTATAGCCGTTTTCATGCCGAGCATAAAAGAATCAATATGAGCAGTTATAGTAGATGCCATAATTAATTTACCGTTAAGGCGTATTGATCAAAAATACGCTGAATTGATGCTGGTAATTTACTATTTAGTATGTATTCGATTTGACGGTTATTACCACCAGGTGCTGCATTAGAGTGTACTGCACCTTCGTGGCGCATGTAATATTGTATGAACTCTAAAACACCTAACTTTAAACCATCTGGGCAGCCGTCGTTACCTGCTACATAAATTAATCTATATCCTGCTGGCTGTAAAGGAAATACTGAATTAAATGTACATTTTACAACTTGTTCTTTTTCTACATAGATCCAGTCATTATACTGGGTTAAAGAATTCCAAGTTTGTCCATAATCTTGAGAATAGCTAACTGAGGAAATTGCAACTACAGGACCGCTTGAAGGTATTAATATAGAATTTCCGCCTTGATAGATTTCAGTTATAGTTGATTGTGTATCTAATAGTGGATTTCTGCAAAAGATTCTTACTGCATCTGAAATTTTAGGAATTAAGAAGTCGATTGCCGCATCTTGCGTGGTACTAGATATACCAGCATATGCCTTATATTCTGCTCTGGTTACTAGATTTGTCATATTCTTTCCTCTTGTCTTTTACATACTCCGACTAGCGAAGCATGTAAAAGACAGGACCGAAGTCCTGTCTTTATCTAAATTAATAGATTAGGCAACCCAACGTAAGGCAGAAACGCCAACGCTAGGAGTGATTTGTGTTAAACCAACACGCATTGAAGCCACCATTACACGAGCTTGTTCAGCTGCAAGTTCTTGTGTATCCATACGTAGACCACGCTGACTTCCTAATAGGAAGTTAGGAATATTAACTGCAAGGGCAGCAATATTGGTATATACAGCAGAAGTAGTACCTGCACCACCAGTTAATGCACCAGCAGTTTTAGTAGTAAATTCACCAGATGTAATAACTGGGGAACCACCTAACATACCAACTTGACCTGTAATAACAGTAGCTAGAGGACCTACTTTTTCCATAGTCATGAACTGATCTGCTTCCATTAAATCATAGTAAACTTCATTACTAACAATATAGGCTACATCAGCTGGATCAAGACCGTAATTACCTAAAGAGGCACGTAGCGCACGCATTTTAGCTAAAGTTACAGTAGTACCAACTGCATTTTGTTGAGCAGTTACTGAAGCACCTGCACGATATGCTAGACCTTGAATTGGGATAGTACCATCACCTTGACCTAAAAGTAGAGCGTTATCAATTGCTTTAGCGCAACGACGAACCATAGCTTCACGAATCATAGGCATTAGTACTAGTAGGGAATCTTCCTCTTCTTCGTAACCTACATACTCTTTTGTTGCAATTTTATATGCATTTAGAGTAACTTCATTTAGCTTATGTGCTCTAGCACCGCCACCTGACGATGTATTCAACGTTGGTGGATTGTCTTGACTTACTGTTGCATTTGCAACAGGGTTGAAAGCAGTAACCCAAGTTGCTGATCCTACTTCAGGATTAACTGGAATACTCATTACGTTAGTCTTCATCGCAATTTGACGGAATAGTGGGGCCACTACTAATTTACGACGTAAAGCTTGTTCCATTTGTAATGAAACTTCTAGTTCCCAAGGTGTAGCACCCGGAACGTGAGCTGTACTAGACTTTTCTAGTAGTTGACGACCATAACTGGTATCACTAAGAGACTTACCTAGAACTGAAGCTAGCATAACTGCATGAGTTTTTTCTTCTAGACTAACTGGCTCTTGTTCAGATTTATCTGTAAAAGTCATTTTGGACTTTTGCATAGCAGCAATTTCTGCTGACTTTTCTGCTAGAGCTGCTTGTAGACTGCTTAAAACTTCTTTAGTTGTTTGTTGTTGTTCGTTAAAACGTTTTTCAACTTCAGCCATTAAACGCTCAGCACCGGTGTCAACTGTTTGTACAACAGGAGCTACAACTGGAGTTGCTGCTACTGCAGCAGCAACTGCTGACTTAACGCGTGCTTCTAATTCAGCTTCTTGAGCTGCTTTAGTTGCTTCTTGAGCGGCCTTAGCAGCGGCTTGATCTGCAAAAGCTTTAGTGGTTTGTTCAACCGCTGTTTTAGCTGCATCTGCAACCATTTGTTTGATTTCTTCTGGATTCATTTTCCATTCCTTCTGTGATATGCCGTCTGCTTCCTTAGAGGATTCTAGCCCTTTAGCTGACTCGCTTTCGGGTGCAAACTGCTGTTTAAATATTCTATACTCATCAGCATCGTTAAATGCCTTAGACAAACTAAATAGAGTGTTTTGATTAGCAGGCACTGAAACTATTGATATTTCTACCAGCTCCAATTGCTTGATTACAAATAACTCAGTTGCAGCATTATATTCAGCATCCATAACTCTGAATCCAACGCTAAACGCGGTTACTACCCCGTCTTTTACTAAAT